TTCCTTTCCCTTAAAAATGTACCTAAAACGAACATACCAAATTTAATTGGAATGTCCGCATTAGCTATTTTTATTGTTTTCATTTTAGGTAATTTTTAAATTATGCTTTAGTAGTTTTCACAATAGCTCCCGTAACTTCAAATGAAGCTGAATAGCTTACATTCTCTTCCACACCAGCGTTTAAATCTAATGATGTACAAATGGCACTCATTGTGTAAACATTATCACCCACAACGTCGGTTGTAAACTTAATAGTCAATGCGGTACCTGCCACGAGGTCGGTAAATAAGTCATCAAACAAATAGTTTGTTGACGCATCGCCTGGGCCCGCGTATAATGCCTCCGTAGAAAGTGTTCCGGATAACTGACCCTTCTTTACTTCTCTCCATCCTCCAGCAGCAGAATCCTTTGTAAGAATTTCGCGCATTGCAGACGAAATATTCATTTGGCACGAAGTAGCATACCCGATAGCTACACTATCCTTGTAAAGCCTCATTAACGTACCGTTTATAATTCCAGTAGTTGGCATGGTTATTTATTTTTTGGTTTAGTAATATTTTCTTCATCTTCGTTTTGGAAATATTCCGCAGGAACAGGAATAGGAATGTAAACAGGTTCTTGTTTGACCTCCTCTTTTTTAGGCATATCTTCTACTACAAAATCTTCATCAAGTAGTTCTGCAAACCCATCCTTAATCATTTGTTCTCCATATTCCGAAAGAAATACGCCAGTGTTACCCGGTTGTTTTCCATTCCATTCTTTTAAAAGTCTTAGTTTCATATTATCTTTTCATTTTTGCCATGAAATCAACTGACATCCAATAAACATTTAAGTCAGCGTTATAAACCTGAGAATCACTGCTAACATAATTGATAGTTTGTACCGATACTCCATTTACGGTGCCTACAAACCTATCTAATCTATTACGCACATTATTTGCAAGTGTCTGCGTAGTATCGTAATTATTAGTGTATATATCAACTTGTAAATTAATTTGCTCTAAATTACTTTGACCATCTTTGTAATCAACTGGAGTACTATTTGTTATCGTATAAACAATAAAAGGATATTGCACATTTTGTGGCGCAATGTCTGGATAAATAGATAAACCGCAAATATTAGTCACAGCCGTATCAGTCGATAATCTCCCATATATTACTTTTCCTATCATAACTCCCAAAATTGACGTGGAAACTCCTTCATGTATTTTAATGCCATTGATGACATTTTATTAATCACCGCGTTTTGGCTTCCCTTTTCAGCCTTATTTCTAACCTTACTAATCCATGCTTTTGTACTGCCAAAAACCATGTGCGCATAAAAGCCGTCTGTCTTGTCTTCGCCACTTAGCTTAACATTTATACCAGCATCTTTGTATAAAGGACCAACAGATGTTAACAAAGCTTTCCATGACTTTCTATCCGAAATATTTTGAATGGAACGTCTAAGGTTGCCCGGTTCAATGTGGTATTTCGGTCCGCTATTTTTTTCCATTCCACGAGAATAAAACTTGTGCGGTTTATTTGAACGTGGAACAAATGACTTATAAACCTTTAATGCTATCGGTGCGGCTGCGTCAGATATTTCTTTTCTCTTTTCTTTTGTAACCTTATTTAGCATGTCATCAAGTTCAGTAACGGACTTCGCAAAGTTGTACATTTTAAAGAGCTTACCTCCTTTAGTTGTTTTCTTTTGGGTCTCATTTTCAAGCGCCCTAAGCCTATTTAATTTACTTCTTGATATTGACATTACGCGTAATTTTGAGCAAATGAACAAAATAAATGCAAATACATATTATCAGCACTTATCTGTATGTTTTCGATTTGGTAATATTTGTTCATCCAAATAATTCTTTGTTGCTCGTTTATGTCAGTTCTATTTCTACAGGTAACTCTTATTTGAGATAAGGCTGTTATTTTACCTCCCTCAACTTCTTCTTTGTTTATTCCTTTGTAATCAACCACTGCCCAAACTTCTATAAAATTAGCCCATGTCTCAACACCAAAGCCAGTAGTACTAGCAGCCCTAGTATTACTTTGCACTATAATTCTTTCCCTTAGTTTTCCAATCTCCTCTTTTTTGTTGTATCTCATTATAGTATTTGTACGCGATATTGATCAAGTAAATACTCCGAAGCCGTTGGTAATTTCTTTACATAATCCTCTCTATTATCGTAGGCATCCGCTACCATCATTAAAATAGCTTGTCTTATTTGCATAGGTACATTAGATGCAGCCGCTCCATAGCCAGCCGTATAAACTATCGTAACATCATTTATATTACCGTAAAGTGTTGGCCATGTTTTGCCGTAAGCTAAAGATAGCCTGGCAGGTTTTTCAAAATTATCTACAATGTAATTACTACTATTGTATGTCTGTGTTGTGTTTTGGCTATCAGCATATTGAAAAGATGTAACCGAAATAACTGGAGATACGGATAAATAAATAATAGGCTTGTTTAACCTATCTAATTTTTCCGTTATTGTTTGGGTAATTAACGCCTGATTCAGATACCTTTCAGCAACTTCACGAGCCGACTGTAGCAAAGTAGTAATTAAAGTATCGTCCGCAGAAGTATCTACCTTCAAATAATTTTTTACTTCGCTTAATGTCCAAACCTCTAAAGATGGTTGTGTCGTTACTTTCCAAGCCATTGTACGTTTTTTAAAGAAGGGATGGATATTGCTACCCATCCCATTTTTTATTTACTAGGTCAACTTATTAGCTAAGTGCTTAATTGCGGCAGCTTGTAATAACTTACCATCATATCTCGCATAAAGTAAGAAGCCTAACTCCATCTCATCCATAAAACGCTCGCGTAATGGCACTAAGACATTATTTGATACTTGACGAATTATATATTTAGACCAATCACCAAAATAAACAATCTTTGCAGCAGTAGCCTGCGTTGCTGTTAAATCGTTGTTCACAAAGAAATTATAACCCAATAATTTATCTGGAATACCGTCTCTTAATGATGGTTGGAATAAAGTTGTATTACTATTGTCTAAGTTTAGTTTTCGTACCGCACTTAAAATAGTGTCGTGCATCATAAATGCAGCCGATGGGCTATTCCTGTAAGCAATATCAACAGAGTGAATAAGGTCAACTAAATTAGAGGCAGTGAAAGCCGTTTGGCTTGCAGATACAGCACCTTGTGTAGTGTTGGCAGAAAAACCCGTAGGTTTACCAGAGCCGTCACCAGAAGTAAATGCGGTGTTTAATCCTCTACCTAAACGCTCGCCTAACATGATTGGTAATTCTGTGTTTAGTAAACCAAACTCATCATTTGCCCATTCAACAGATACCTTTACTAATGTATTAATAACATGCGCTGCAAAAGTCTCTCTTGTAAAAGTCATATCCTGTACGGTAACCGCTCCGCCCTCTGTGTGCCAAGAGCCACTCGTTCCGGTATCATTTACTTTAGGATAGTATAAAGTACCTGCCTGTGGAGTAGTAATAATACGAGATACCTGTAACATTGGGCCATAATAAGCCATTGTTTTTTCTAACTCATACGAGAATTGATAAGGGATAACATAACCACCAGCTAAGCCACTTTCAGAAGTGGTAATTGTTGCTGTTCCTCTCATCTCTTTAAGCAAAGTTTGATCCTTGCTACTCAATTCTCTTTTGGCAATAGCTTTCATAAACGCTACCTGATATTCCGGAGATTTTACAATCTCTCTTTTATCAGTTGGCAAAGCAGCGATAGTGTCCTCAATGTTTTTAACGCCTCTTTCTTCAGTGTTAATGTCGTTCCATCTTTCAAGTCTTGAAATCTGTTCCGTATAATTTTTAAAGTTCGCATCGGCTGCGTCCCATTGTGCCAATTCCTCGGCATTCATTAGACGTCCCTCGGCTGATGCTCTTTTTTGCAAGTCTTCCATTATCGCATAATCGGAAGCCCGCTTTTCTCTCAATAGCTTAGAGTTCATTATTTTGTTTTTAAATTTAATAAATGCAGGGCGTTCCTGCGTAACTCGTTTTGTATATTAATTTCTGACCTAACAGATATATCAATCACTTTTTGTAGTTCTTCATCTATCTTTCCTGTTTTTTCCTCATAACTTCTTTTTGCTACCATTGTATCTGGATTAGCAGGATAAGTAACGGGAGAAACATCATATACTTTTTTAATGCCTCGGATAACTCTTTTAGGTTTCATACCTTCCCTTTCCTGCCAGTCTTCAGCTTCTACACTAAATGCAAATGAAGATTGATATACATCGCCACGTTTAACCATTTCTAAAAGGTCATTACCTAAAGAGGTATTTGGTGCTTCAAATGAATATTCTAAAGCATTACCGGTTAAGTTTAATTTTAAGGTACCTGATTTGGTTCTAGCTAAAACCATATTTGCATCATGGTTAAATAACGCTACCACGTCCGAAAAATCAGAATTTTTAAATACATCTGGGCTCATTTCTTCATCATACCAGCCCATATCATAAGCAGAATTAAACACCGTAGCAGTGCCAACTATTGTTCGAGATTCAGGCATAGCGCGAAACTCGTAATTTATACTTCTCTTTTCCATTGTTTCATCTTTTGACCTTTCATCCATTATTTTATTAGCAGTCTTTTCTGCCCAGGGTAACATCGTTGAACCACCCCAAGCATCATACATTATTGAACCGCATATTTCATTATCATCTTCATCAAAATATTTGCCCTGGTCATACACTTTAGCACGACTTAAAAAACTATATGTTCTTATTACCTCATCCTCACTTAATGCCTCTTTGTTTGACAATTGCCTTGCTCGTGTCCAACCTACAGAGGTACCACATTTTGAACCATTCTCTTCTTTATGCTTCAAAGCTTTCTTTGCTGCATTAGTAGCTGATTGAGGGTAATTACTGTATGGCATAAATCAATCTTTAGAATTTTCTTTACCATTCATTTCTTCTTCGCTATCATCCTCAATATCTATACTACTTTCACCTTTCTCGTGTGCTATTCCTTCGGTAGATGGTTCAATCTTTATATTAGATGCTAAAGGTAATTCATAAGAATCTCCACCCGGATAAGGATTCATATTCTCTTTAATCCTAATTTCATTTGGTGACATAGCTAATACATTACGCATAGTTGTGTAGTAAGAAGATCTTGCTGCAACGTCACCGCGAAGTAAGCCATCTAAATTAAATCGAGTGCTAAATTTATCCTTTTCAACTTCAAAAAATATTTTTCTATTAAACTCTGATTCTATTGTTTCGCAAAGAGGCATGATTGTGTAGTTCACAAACATTTGGCTTAACTGTTCCATATTGCCAAAAGTTGCTTTATCCATATCTTCCAACAAAACACCCGGAACACCCGTAATGCGTGCTATATCGGAAATAGTAGCCTTCTTAGTTTCATTAAATGCTGCATCTGCAGGATTAAGCCCTACTTTTTGAAAGTCCATTCCTTCCTCTAAAATAGCAGTACCTCCAGCGTTTTGACTACCACCAAAAGCACGGTTAAAACTACCTTTTAATCTATCGTATGCCTCATTGGTTAATCTTCCAGGATGCTTTAAAACACCGTTTAAATGCGCACCATTTTTGTAAAAGTTGGCACCGTAATTTCTATTGGCTAAAGCAAGCCCAAAGTTGTCACGGTGAACGTCTGGCACTAACAACGCCTTAACTCCATCCCATGCAAGATTGGGAATGTAAATTATATTTTCGCTCCTGTATGTTTTATTATTCTCTTTATTCTTAAATACAAGTTCATTTCTACTATTGTAACTCATCTCCATTTTAGTAGGATTGAGAATAGTAAATGAGTTTATTCTTGTAGTTATGCTATTCCTATTTATCGATGCGTAAAAAGCACCATGTGATAAATAGTGAAGTACCATAGTTTTATAAAACGTGTGAGATGTGTATAGGTCTGAGGGCTCTCTTGCAATTACTTTATAGTTAGGATGATCTTTTGCTATCCTAATAAATCCATCGTCCTGTTTTTCAATAATATCAAATGGAATAGATGCAATAACACCGCCAAGTATTTGAGTAGCTCTATAAAATGCAGGAAGTCCTATAATTGAATATTCATCGACTGCCACACCAGCCGTAGAACCTCGCTGAAATAATGCGCCCAAAGTATCACCGTTTAAAGGAGTGCTAGGATTTTCAATACTTGCTCGAGTATTAGAAAAAAAAGACCGCATGGAGTTAAATATTCCCATGCGGCAAATATAAACCAGATTAGTATGAAGTTATGTACTTTAAGTAACAGATTAAACAAAGCGAATCGTCATGTAATTGCTTTTTGCTTTTCTGAAACTCTCATAGGTTTTATATTTTTCATCAAGTCCAAAGGTATCTCTTTCTTCCTCTAATTTTAACCATGCTTCTTGATGGGTACGACATTCTCCCGATAATTCATAAAATCTATTGAAATATCCATCGGTTGAATTAATTTGCCTGACTTGTTTGGCGTAATCCTGTTTGGTCATTAACTTTTCCATAATTGATATTTTTATTTTGTCAATTAGGTACATTTCTATAACATTAATAAACCTTGTTGTCGTTCACCAGAGGTGTAAATAGTTGGTTTATCTTCTACCATTATTTGCGCGTATGCCATAACCATAGCTACAGGCCCATCCACTTTTTCAGTTGACTTCGCTTTATCTATTTTTATATTTCCAGCAGGGTCAAATCTAAGCATAACATTTGACATCATCCACTCCATTACTGGATTTCCGTCGTGTGTTATTTCACTTGATAAAAACATCTTTTCCACTTCTTTTGTTGGTGCAGACATAGAAATAAAACCCTGTCCAAATGGCTTCATAGTTGCACCATCATTTGTAAGCTGAATAACAAGTTGACTTGCATTCCATCGGTCAAAAGCTATGCACTCTATTTTATACTTTGCCGTTAATTCAATTACTTTAGCTTTTATAAAGTCGTAATCAGTAACGTTTCCGTCTGTCATAACAATATCGCCATCTTGTGCCCATTGAATGTAGTTTACGCCATCCGAAAGAGATCTTTCTCGCACGTTATCTTCTGGACAAAAGAAATAGGATTTTATATGTGGTTTTTCTATTCCTGGTTGTACAGGAAAACAAAGTACAAGAGCTGCAATGTCACGCGTGGATGCTAAATCTAAACCAGCGAAGCACTTTTTATTATAAAGTACGTCATCGTCAAGTTTTAATCTTGTAGCCTCAATATAACTATTGGATATCCAAACACTCGATGTAGTTGTCCATACGTTTAAATTTTTAGTCATGAATTGTATTTGCTTTGCGGCCCCTTCATTCAATGCCTTTTGGAATTGGTCGTCCATGTAGCTAATGTAAGGAGTAACGCCAAGATTAGGATTGGATTTCGTCCAATTCTTTTTGTCCTGCCAGTCGTCGCCTTCATCTAAGCAAAAAAGCAAAGGAAATACAGATTCATCTACTTTTCTTTTTTCTAAAATATCAACCATTACTTTTCGGAATTGGTAACAAGGCGATTCTCGGTTAAAACCTGCGGTAGTGGTAATTAAAAGTAATGGCTGTGTTCTGGAGCCCATGCCTGTTTCCATTACCTCTAAAACGTCACTTGTTTTATGTGAGTGATATTCGTCAATGCCTGCAAAATGTGGGTTTAATCCATCGAGAGTATTAGCATCGGCCGATACAGCTTCAAACTTTGAATTAGTTGACGGAACATTACAATTATATTTTAGAACATTGACTAATTTATTAAAAGTGCGAGAATCTACCTTTAATGATTTTAGAAAAACCTTTGCCGTATCAAATGCAATCCTAGCCTGATCCCTTGTAGTTGCAGCCGTATAAACCTCCGCGCCCGTTTCGTTATCACATAAAAAACAATAAACCGCAATGGCAGCCGCTAGTTCTGTTTTACCGTTCTTTCTTGCTATTTCAAGATAAGCCTTTCGAAATCGCCTACCACCTTCCTTTCTTTGCCAACCAAACAGGACTTTTATAAAAAACTCTTGAAATGGTTGTATGTTAAACCGTTGCCCAGCATATTCGCCTTTAGTATGTCTAAGGGCAGAAATAAAACCAAAAGCCCTGTTGGCGTGGGCTTCGGAGTAAACATAATCCCATTTTTTATTTTTTAAATCATTCAAATGTCTTTGAACGGCTAACCTTGCGTAATTGCCTAAAATTAATTTCCCCGAAACAACATCCTCGATAAATTTCATTTAGGTGTTTTAACTTCGATAGCAATAAATCGAAATAAAAATAAAAAGCTAACAAATCCGACCGCCTCTAAATAATCGATATAATCAAACCAAAAGAATTTTATAAACAACCAATTCCACAAATAATAGAATGGTACAGATAAAGCCGTTATCATAATGCCAACTACTATGATAAAGGTAAATATTTCGTATATATTCTGTTTCATTAGTTCATTTTTAAAAGTTTTGCTATTTCATCCTCTTCTTCCTGACTTCCATTACTAAAATACTCTAAAGTTAACCTCGACTTTGGATCTAAGCCTAAAGTCTTAGATAATTCAAGAAATAACTCAAAACTTTGCTTAAATGCAGTCCATTCAGCACTTACCTGCCTTGCACCGTTTGGATGCACCATAACTGCTCCGTCTTTGCTCAATAAATCAGCATTGTGCAATAAATGACCTATTGCGCGCGCTGCTATTGAAAGGTAAATTTCATCTACTTGCTTTCCTGCTTTATGAATGTGTAAATGTTCACGGATTCTGTTATAAATCCTTTGTTCGCCAGCATCAAGTTTAAACATTGGCTCACCAATTTCGCCCGGTGTAAATGTTTTAATTCTGGAAACATTCAAAGTGCCCTGAAGGGCTTTTGTCTTATTGCTTTTGCTTTGCATTTTTCGTGTGTTTTGTGAATGATTTGAGATTCAATACGAACCCCCTTATAGGGATTGAATTTACACGCGTGGCGATGGGACTACTCGATTACCTCAAAATCGACGTGTTTCAT